ACAGCCAGTAGCTTTTACTGAAGATAAACGACCTCTGGATATAATCTCAAAATATCTATACGACAATCCAATTGATGGAAGGTTTAAGTTAGCTTATATACTTACAGTTACTGATGGGATGAAAAAGATGGACGTTTTGGAAAATAAAAAAGCCAAGAATAATGCATTCAAAGACTTGGAGAATGCCATGAGGCATAAAGATTCTGGTGGCTCCGTTGGATTCGGTGATGAAGATGAAAGTACTACATGGAACATGGATGATATACAATTTATATAAAATTAATTTGCTCAATATATGAAACTACAAAAATTTCAGATGTACGACGCCAAATATTTCAAGGGGTTGATCTCAGCAGAGAATCACCTTGGTGCAATATTTCAGCGTCAGCCACAAAAAATTGGTGGCAATATGGTTCAACTGTTGGCCTACAATCGTGGGAAATCTCTTGAAGAAACATTATCTCAATTTCCAACATTAGTATTGGAGTCAGACGATGAATTCACATGGGAACTTATTGGATCATCTGCTCGCAACCTACAGCTTGTTGAGGCTCGCGTTGGTGCTAGTACTGTAACCGCTGCTACATTTAATGTAGGCGCTGCTGGTTCAAGTTTTAAATTAGTATTTGGAGAAAACTGGTTTTCAGATGGCGACGTAATTGTCGGTGAAAAAAACGAAGTTTACCCATTGCGTATTTTAGGTGAACCTGGGTTTGAAGGAACCAATGCTGTTTACACAGTCGAACTGATGGGTGTGAATCCTAATGGAATGCCTGGTGAAGAGTTGGTGTCTGGTAAACGTTTCTCTAAAGAATTCTCTCCAGTAGAATCTGAAGGATCTCGTAAGGTTGGTGATTTGCATTTTGCATCTCCATTGGCTATGCGTAATGAGTTCTCACATCTTCGTATTCAGCATAAAGTCTATGGTTCGATGCTTAAACGTAAGGTTGTTACTCCGATTCCAGTAGCCCCAGTTAATGGTGGCGCACCGAAACTATTCCCAATGTGGATGCACTATGTGGATTATCAATTAGAAGCCGAATTTTCTGCTGACAAAAATCGTCTGTTGATGTTTGCCAAAAGCAACCGTGACGAATGGGGTCAATATCAGAATGTTGGTAAGTCTGGAAACGTAATCAAACAGGGTGCCGGTATTCGTGAGCAAATGGAAGTTTCATATACTCACTACTACTCTACATTCAAACTAAAAGTTATTGAAGACGCTCTGTATCAATTGTCAGAATCAAAATTAGGTATGGACAACCGTACTTTCATTTTGAAGACTGGTGAACGTGGAGCTGCTCAGTTCAATAAAGCTTGTCAGGAGATTGCTTCTGGATGGCATTCGTTTGGTTATCTTGGTGGTAATGCCAATAACCCAGCTATCATCACTAAAACTCAGAGTCCGTTGCACGATAACGCTCTCAGCTTTGGATATCAATTCACAGAATATAAAGCACCTAATGGCGTAGTTATTAAAGTTGAAGTTGATCCAATGTATGATGATAAAGTTCGTAACAAACAATACAAAGATGGTGATCCTTCAAAGGGTGTAGCTGAGTCTTATCGTTACGATATCTTCTACGCAGGTAAACTTGATGGTGGTATGGGTGCTCCAAATATTCAGATCGTTAAGATTCGTGGATACGAAGGGGACTTCCGTGGATACCAATCAGGGCCATTTGCAAATCCATTCACAGGAGCTGAAAACATTCAGTATGCTTCTACAGACGAGGATGCTGCAGTAGTTCACAAGAAAGCTATTCTTGGTTGTATTGTTCGCGATCCGTCTCGTACTATAACTATTTTGCCATACGATTTGGCATCTTAATAAAAATTACTAACTTTGCTGCTGGGGAGATACAATTCTCTCCGGCAACTTAGTTTTAATTTTAAATTTTTTTTATGGAAGAAAAAGATTATTTACAGAACAAAAAAGTTACTGTTAAATTTGTTGGACGAAAAGGAGGATTTAATAACCAACCTGGACACGTTTTAGAGGGTGGTAAAATGCAGGGTACTTACACTAGATTTGGCCCACCCATGAATAGTACTGGTACGGTAAAAGATTTTTTAACTAAAGATGAATCAGTGGCTTTCTCTAAAATGTTAGGAGAAGACATATCATCATCAAATAAAGAATATTGGGAAAACTTCGGGATATCTTTAACAAAAGAAGATATGACTCTCGATCTTTCAGACCCAATGCAAATGCTGCAATATAAAGCTCTTCATCACTACACTGCGAAGATATGTACTAATCCAGCAGACTTAACAAAGAGAGCAACTTATCAGTGGTGTATTTATAATTCTGATGACGAAGTTACTTCTAAGAAGACTCAACTTGATGGACAACAGAAAGCTTACATCAATTTTGGTAGGGTGCAGAATAGTAGGGATATCTTAGCTTATCTTTACAGAAATATTGAGGGTAGGATAATTAGTAGAGAAACCAGTCTTGTTGATGCACAAACAAAATTCTTAGACATACTTGGAAAGAAACACGCTAAGTTTAATTTATTACTTCAAGATCCACTGTTAGATGAAAAGGTTATTATCAACACCGCATTTGAACTTGGAATAATTACAGAAAAGTCTGGTGAATACACCGATGTTAAGACTGGAAGAAAATTATGTAATGAAGGTAAAGCAAATGAACAGACTGCTGCTGAATATCTAGCTAGTCCAATGAATCAGGACTTACGCCTAGAGTTAGAAGCAAGAATTAAAATTGCGAAAGACTAATTATGACAACAACAGATTTTAGCGCTGAATTTGATTTACTATATAATAATGCTCTAAGTAATAGTGCTCCAGAGATTAACTCATATGAGAAGAGTTTATTTTTAACTCAAGCTCAGGAGGAGATTATTAAAGAGGCATATTCAGATAAAAAGAGCAAGACATCGTTCGAGTCATCTGAGATGATTAGGAGACGTTTAGACGAGCTCTCTATTCCACAAGTATCTCAATATAATTCAGTGCTAAATTCTTCTTTATCTGACATTAAAATATCAAGTAATTCGAGGTTTTTTAAGATCGAGGACGATGTTTGGTATATAACTTATGAAAGGATTAATACTGCTACGTCGAGACTATATATAGTGCCAACTGCACTTGATCAGTATAGTATGAATGAGGGTAATCCATTTAAAGAACCCAACAGTAAGAAGGCTTGGAGGATTGATGTCAAAAATACTGAGACGACTGATAAAGTTGTTGAAATTATAACAACAGTCACGCCGACATCTTATACATACAGGTATCTTGTAGAGCCAACTCCAATAATTTTATCAGACTTTGATACTGAATTTCCTGGATATGGCCTTTCAATAAATGGAATTAATACAACAACAAATTGCGCTCTCAACAGCGAGGCTCATAGATTAATATTAAAAAGAGCTGTAGAATTAGCCACAATGGCTTACAAAGAAAATACATTAGGAAATAATATCCAATTAAATAATAGAAACAATTAAGTTTAATTTTTAAACTCTAGAATTATGTCAACATTTAGTACTCCCGTGAGGGACTTGTTTATCGCAACAGGCTACGCCAGCGAAACAACTGCTGCAACATTTATTGCATCTGCGTCTGCTAGTGAAGTTGCTGTTTTGAAAAAAGATGGTACTGCTGCTGCTGCCTACGGGGAAGACGCATATGTATTGTGGAAGGAAGCTAACGGTCGCCTTCGCTCATCTGACACGCTTAAAGCTGGTCAAATTAAATCCGTAACCAAATCAGATCCAGTAACAGTTGTCCCAGCATATGCGTCATTTGATGTGTCTGTCTCTGGTTTAGCTGCAGGTGATGTTTACGAAGGGTTGGTTCGTGTTCAGAATTACGGAAGTCAATCTGTTTATGATGAATATCCGGCTCCATTCTTTCATACGTTTGTCACCGGAGATACAGTAGACACTGTAACTGAAGGGTTAATTAAATCTTTAAGTTTTGAATTCAGTAAAGCCGAAGGAGCTTCATCTAAGTATGTAAACTTCAAAACTGGTTATGCTAGTGTGTGGACAACTGAGGCCGCTGTTATTGCAGGTAAAGCATCTCTAACTAATGGAGACATTATTTGGGTTATCGCTAATGGCGCAGCTTATACTGTTTTAGATAAAACTGCCGCAACATTTGTTCTCATCGCAGGAACACCTAAAACAGATTGGTCAACAGAGATAACTGCTACAACTGCAGAGTATTTGAATGGCAATCCTTGGTTTGATTTCATTAAACTTGATGGTGCAACTCCTAAAATTTATATTATAGCCAAAGAACAGTCTATGACTGACATGAAACTTCAGGGTTATGATATCAACTTTAAAGTTGGGATTAATGTTCTTGATGGAACATCTTTTGATCAACAATCTGCAATAACCGTAACTAATGTTGGTCGCGTATCTAGCCCAGGAGAAGGTAAAAATATCCGCAGGTTGGAGAACTTCACTAAAGGTCATACTGGAGATTTCTATCGTGGCATGGGTTATCCAAATAACTTTGACGCTGTATATAACTCAGTTACAAGCACAAACTACTATATTGTTAATGTAGAATTTTCTCAGGCTGTCGAAGATGTTAATACCGTATCTGGACATCCATCTCAGAAAGTACTGCAGATTGCATGTTCAACTAGTGGTGTAGCAACAAGTGTTTATAATGCATTATACGAACTGTATAGCCACTCATTAGTACTTGGAGACTTGCCAGCAATTGCTCTTGGAGATCTTAGCGATGTCGATCTTACTGGAGTTAGTGATGGAGAACAGTTGACTTACGTTGACGCTAACACAGATTGGGAACCAGGAGCTTCTGGGGTATAATCTAACCTTACTCTCTCATATACAATAATTATTTCAGGGATGGTATCATTTTGGTATCATCCCTTTTTTTATTGAAATATAATGCTTATTTTTGTAGAGAATATTAAAATACAAAAATGAGTGATGTTAAAAAATGCTCAAAGTGTGGAGAGGTCAAAAGTGTTTCTGATTTTAATAAAAGAAAGTCAACAAAAGACGGGTTGGCTTATCAATGTAGAACATGTACAAATGTTTATAATCAAAAACATTCTATTATAAATAGAAACAAGACAGAAGAGGAAAAAGAAATTGATAAGATTAAGTATAAGGAATATTGTTTAAAAAATAAAAATAGAATAGCTGAGAACAATAGGATATATAGAGAGAAGAATAAATTAATTTTATCTGAAAAGTCTAAGATTTATTGTAACAACAATAGAGAAAAAATTAATAATAGATCTAAAATCGATTATTTAAAAAATAAAGCAGAAAGATTGCAATATGCAAAAGAATATGCGAAATTAAATAAAGATAAGCTCTCGGCATATTTTAAAGAATATCGTAAATTGAATAAAGAAATGTTAAATGAAAAATCTAGAAAGTACAACAAAATCAATTCAGATAGAATTAAAGAATATAAGTCGGAAAATTCTGAAATGATCAGGGTTCAAAGGAGAAAATATTTTAGGACTAGAAGAAAGTTAGATCCATTATTTAAATTATCCGTTAATTTAAGAATTAGAACTATAGATGCATTTAAACATAGTAAATGGAATAAAAATAATAAAACAAAAGAAATGCTTGGATGCGATTATGAAACCGCACTTAATCATATTGGGTCTCTATTTACAGATGGAATGAATTGGGAAAATCATGGCAAGTGGCACATTGATCATATAATACCACTATCATCAGCAAATAGTGAAGAAGAATTAATGAAATTATGTCATTATACAAATCTACAGCCATTGTGGGCTATTGATAATTTTAAAAAGGGATGTAAGATGTTGTATAATCAATAATATTGATTACTTTTGTAACATATATTTATTATTAATTAATATTAAATGATTTATGGAAGATAACAGAGAGGTGCAAAGGTTGGTTGAAGAGTTCTTAAATAGGCGGTATATGCTTGATATGGGTCGAAACAAGCTAGCTAAGTACCTATCAGCAACAGCAGAAGATGTAGTGACTGCAAAGAAAATAGCCAGGAAAACAATTGCTTATGGCTATATAAATAAGGTTACAAGTCCAAGATTGCCCAAGATATTAATATTTGATATCGAAACGAGCCCACTTCGTGCGTATATCTGGTCTAGATGGAAACAAAATATTTATTTAGATCAAACCATATCAGAATGGTTCATGCTTTCGTGGAGTGCAAAATTTTTATTTTCGCCAGACGTTATGTCTGATAGATTAACTGGTGCTGAAGCGTTGGCAGAAGATGATAAAAGAATTACTGCTTCAATATGGAATTTAATTAATGAAGCCGACATAGTAGTTGCACACAATGGTCTAGCTTTTGACGAAAAGAAACTTAATGCTAGATTTTTATTAAATGGACTTCCACCAACAACTCCATACCAAAGTATTGACACAAAGGTGATTGCCTCAAAACAATTTGGGTTTAGTTCAAATAAGCTGGATGCACTTGCTGGATATTTTGGATTTGATGTTAAACTGGATACTGATTTTAGCCTATGGGATAGGTGTATGAAGGGTGATGATGAATCCCTTAAGTACATGGAAATATACAATCGTCATGATGTTGAGCTACTTGAGGAAGTTTATTTGAGACTTAGGCCTTGGATCAAAGCTCATCCAAACGTTGGTTTATACGTCGAATCTACTGAGCCAGTATGTGCAAATTGTGGTGGATCGCATTTATCTTACGTTGGAAACTATTATACGCAGACTGGTAAATATGAAACATATAGATGTGAATGTGGTGCGCTTAATAGAATGAGGACATCAATCGTTCCCAAAGAAATAAAGAAAAATCTTTTAATAAGCACAGGTAGATAATAATGGCAACAACACTTAGGGAGATCGTTTATTCGATCAAAGAAAATCTTAAACTGTACTCTGATGACGCAGATGTGTCGTTGGAGTACATTGCCTTTTTGGTAAAGAATGGACGAGCAATGTTATTGGCTCAGAAGTTCTCAAATAGATCATATATAATTCCACAGAAACTTAGACAACATTTCTATAAAACACTAGAATTATCTAAGGAGAATGAGTTTGTCGATGGTATAGGAACTATCTTACGCACATCAGATCCGATAGTTAATCCACTAGAACCATTCAATTTTAAATCCAACTTGAGGATTAATAGTGGTTCATATACAGACATTAATTTTACATTAGTATCAGCAGATAGATTCCCATTCGTAGGTCAAAATAAGTGGGTCGCCAATCATATTTATGTAACTATCGGGAGTGATTTTAGACTATACTTTACATCAAATAACCCTGCGGTTAAACTGCTTGAAAATGTCAAATTAAGTTACGTCACTGAAGATCCCGAAGCAGCATACCCAGAGACAATTTATTATAACGCTGCTGTTGACTATTGGGATGCTCCATATCACATTGAGGAAGATATGATAACTATTTTAACGGACTTAATAGTTAAAAAGCTTTCGGGAATGATTAATCAACCAGAAGACAAAATAAATGACAGTACAGACTCGCAATCATAAGGTACATAGTGACTTTGGCGCCAATGAGTATTATACCTATTATGTTAAGAATGGTGGAACTCTTAATCGGACAGATTTTGGGAACATACTTAAAGACCTCAATCTTGCTATTGGTGAGAAGATATTAGATGGCTATTCATTTAAGATGCCGTCAAGAATGGGTGTTTTATCTATAACAAAAAAGAAGGAGTTCGTTGATTATAAGGATGGCAAGGCAGTTACAAATAGACCAATAAATTTCAAAGCAACGATGGACTTGTGGGCAGAGTATCCAGAGGCTAAGGAGCAGAAGAAGTTGGTTAGATATCTCAATAAACATTCTAATGGATACATCTATAAGATTGCCTTTAATAGATTTTATGCTACGTTCAAAAACAAATCTGTCTATAGCGTTCAAGTTAATAGATGGATTAAGAGGGAGCTGGCTAGGAAAATATTTGGAGGGTTTGAATTAGATGCATTAGTAGAAAAACCTAAATTTTCAGATGGAAACAAATATCAATAATTACGTTTCAGTTAAAGAAGTTGTAGATGGATTGATGCAATATCCATCAATGAGAGACCTATCGTACGAGTCTGCTGTAAGGTGGGCTGTAGATGTGATGGGCCTTGTTGGTAGTTACGACTTATATAAAGACGATAGGCAAACTGTTATAATCAGCAATCATAGAGGGAAGCTACCTAATGGTATAATAAGAATAGAGCAATGCCGAAGAGTATCTGGTGGTGGTAGTCTTGGTAATTTACAATACTCATCTATGACATA